CTCATTCGAGCAGCGAGTTTCGTAGCTACTCCGATCGCGGCCTCGGTGGCAGCATCATCCGGAGCCGTGATGGCTAGCTTCAGCGCGAGCACGAGCGCGTCTTGGTCGTTGGTCAGGTTCATGCTGCCACCTCCTCGATGTCTGTGGCTTCCTGCTCGTAGCGTTCCTCTCCATCCGGCAGCACCGAAAACTGTTCGTGTGCTTCGACGTAGGCGTCGTCTTCGTTTTCGGCCTCGACTCGGATCGTCTTGTAGACCGTAGCCTTGATGGTGACTGCGTAGGTTTTCATGCTGCGTTCTTCCTGTAGATGTCGAGTGCCTCGGGGAAGGGCATCAGGTTCAGCACCGGCTTGCCCTCGGACTTGTACTTCTCGATGTACCGGCCAAGGCCAGAGCGAATCACCGTTGTCTGGTAGATCTTGCCGTCTTGCAGGAAGACGACTCGATTCCGCATGAGCTTGCGAAGATCCTGCGCGTGTAAAGCATTGTTCAACGCCTCATCGATCAGGCCGTCAGCCGTTTGCTTGAACCACAGCGTCTCGTCGCCGTAGGTCACAGACGTTGCCGGCAGGGTCGCTGCGTACTGCGACAGTCGTTCGAGCGCATCGTGATCGGTGTAGTCATGGCATGCGCCGTGGCCTCGGTTGCTGACGACACCGCACTTGCGGCCATCGATGTACAGCGAAGCTTGAAAGCACAGCGTCTCTTCAGACAGGCCGGCCAGATGCTTGATGTTCTTGAGTTCGATGCGGGGGGTGTTGGTGTTCATGCTGCGATCTCCTTGGTCTCGTGGATAGACTCCTCGGCATGGACGCAGCCGAGATCGGTAAACGCCTCGTCATCATCTGACCAGATTTCCTCGGCCAGTTCTTCAGCCTCGGCGCGGTTCGCTGCCTCGACCTCGATCTCGTAGATGCGGTGCTCGATGCGAGCGAGTTGTATGGTGTAGCGGTTCATGGGTAGCTCCGTTGGTTCGTTGGTTCGTTGGTTCGTTGGTTCAGTCTGTGTAGAAGAGCACTTCGGCGAATCGTCCCACCACGCTGCCGTCGAGTTCGCGCTTCGTGTAGACGTTTATGTGATTGCCAAAGCAATCGTCTTCGCGAGCAGCAGCCATGGCAAAATCCAGAAGACTTCGCAGGTGCTGTGGGTTGGCCTTGTCAAAATCGGTCAGCAGTTCAATCGTCACAGCGTTGCGGCCATAGCGAGGTTGCTTGCCGTGGTAGGCGAATGCTGGTGTGCTCATGCTTCGTCTCCAATAGTCGCGGACAGAGCTCCGATCGCTGCCGAGCCGGTCGAGAGAAAGAGCAGCCACAGCCAGTTGCCATGCGGGATCAGGATCATCAGGCCGGTTGCGATCAATGCCGTTGCCGCGATCGCGAGTGCAAGTTGGGTGAAGGTCATATCAGCACCCCTTCCGCTGAAACACCCAAGCGTTGCCAGTGCCGGTCGGGTGGTCGCTCACCCCGATCAACTCGAAGTTGGCGCGATCGTCCTGATCGAGGTGCTCCAATAGAAGTCGGAGCGCAGCCGCTTTGTGATTGCCCTCGCCCGAGTACTCATGCAAGTAGTTGTGCGTGACTCGCGACTCTTTGCCGAAGTAGTTCGAGGTCGCGATGATGCGGCTGCCCTCGGTGTCAGTCGCTCCAACGAACTTGGTGTAGATGATGACGACGTAGGGCGTGTAGGTTTCGGTGGTCATGTGCTAGTGCTCCGTTTTAGGTTCAGGTTCAATGTAAACAATCCGCTTGTGCTCGGTCAACTAGTCTGGAGATAGGGCGGGTTGAAGTCCCCGCCCCTCTGTCTCTTATGCCGCGATCGCCCTCTCAAACTCCGCGAGTTCCGCAAGGTTGGAGTTCATCCATCCCGCGCAGTCCTCGTGCTTGTCGTTGAACGCGCCCTTCGGCATAGGCTTGATCGAGGTCTTCGTCACCAAAAACAGACCGATCGGGGTGGGTGCGTGGTCTTGCCACGTTACGCCACCCGAGTGACCAATCCCTAGTGAATCATTCTTGCCGTACCACACTTGGATCGCGACCTTGCCGTTCGCCCCGTAGCCATTTTCGGCGGCGGCGTTTCGGATCGCGGTCAGTGGATCCGTTGCCTTCGCCCATGTCCCGTAGCCTCCGGTGGTGATCGCGAGGAAGGTGTAGCCATTCGACAGGATGTGATCTCGTGCCATGTGCCTCTCCAGATAAGTTGTTATAGAGCGCGGTGATCGCTTGTATCACCGTAGAATCATTATGCACTAGCCGCTTGAGCATGTCAAGCATTCGAACATTAAGATTTTGTAATGTTTGTGTGGATAACTTGTGGATAACTAGAGGCGGGTGATCGTGCTGTTGATCGTGCGATCGATCGTGCGGTTGTTGCTTAAATGCAACAGATCCAGGCTTTGTTGCGCCGAAGCCACAGATTAGGCCGGATCGAGGAGGGGTCTGGCAATTCTTGCTATGCATTAAATCTGGGGGGTCAGGTAAGTTTCATAGCAGAATCAACGACTTGGAATTAATGCATTTAATATATTAATTACCTACAGATACAGACACAGACAGACAGAGACACTCATAGTAGTATATATATATATATATATATATATTATATATATAAATATACTTCTACTTTAGGATCAATGACTTACGATCGTGCCGGTTCGGAATTAGTGCATACGGGTATGCAAGAATAGGATTTCGGGCGGTTGGCCGTTGATCGAGCACGGATCGTGGCATAGTATTTGGCAAAGGCTACGGGCTGAAAGATGGAGCGCGTAATGGCGAAGCAGGACGGATTACAGACGACGACAGAGCAGGGTGGCATGAGGGGTAGCGGGGTGGCAGTCGAGCCGCTCAAAAAGCCTCTCGCTCGGTCTGACGCTGTTATAGTTGACCATAACACCAAGTCGCCCATAGTCGCCGAAAAAGATGGACGCCGACACCCAGATCCGGCAATCGCGCAGACGATCGCAAACATGGTGTTTGCAGGGATGACGCAGGAAACCATCTGCAAAGTGCTGAAAATGGGCATGGATACCCTATACAAACATTACAAACACGAGCTCGATACCGGGCAAGCCGCGATCGTGAACGATATCGCGCAAAGCCTCGCGCAACGCGCCAAAGCCGGATCAGATACCGCTGCGATTTTCCTTCTGAAGACGCGCGGATCGGGCAAGTTTACGGAACGGAACGCCGTCGAATTGACCGGAAAGGATGGCAACCCAATTGAGATCACGCACCGGGCAGAGGTAGTGAGCCGGCTAGCGGGCACGCTCGCGCACGGAATCACGCTCGATGGTGAGGCCGAGCCGATAGACTAGTCGCGCAAAAAAACGGGAGGCCGAAGCCTCCCAAAGGTCTAGCACGGAAAAGGGGTCAGGCGGCCAACTGCTCGCGGACTACCTTTGCCATCGAGCGACCATGTGCGACATAGGCGACGACGGCGACATCTTTCGAGTAGCACGCGCGGCATGCGCCACACTTGCCGGAATTGTTCGCGGCATGGCACAAGGTCGCATTGGCCGGAATGGCCTCAACACTAGGCACGATCACGGAGCCGTGAATACCAGGATCGAATTCGCCCGTCACGCTGTCGCTCGATGGTCTAACCATCACATTCGGCAACGCTTGCATCCTCGCGAGCACATCCGCGAATTTCGGAAACTTATGCATCCGAGTCGGTAGCCAATGCCGTACCCATGGAGTTTGCTCCATCACGGCGAGAATTTTTTCAGCGAGCGCGAGCGCATACATGTCGCCAGAATCGAACCATCGAAAGTATCGATCACGATCGAGCGCGGCCACCATATCGGCGACCCATGCGTCGCGTTTCCAATCCTCGCGGTTTTCGATGCGCGGCTCTTTTACGTTCGGGTATCGATAGTTACCGCCTACCGCGTAGCATCCCGCGCATGCCGGGACTAGTTGACCATCCGCGCCAATCGAGCCCGGGCAAGTCTCGCGGGCTTGCAGCGACCACGATCGGACGCCATCGAGTTTGCTAGTTGTGCTGATTCTGATCATGTTTTTCTCCGTGCTGTGTTTTGTGTTTTAGCGTGCTGATAGTAACACAACCGGCTTGCATGTAAAACACAAGCCGGTTGTGTTCTGTCTGTTAGAAATTGTAATCGTAAAATTTGACCGGCTCATTCGACAGCTGATACCGGCGGCCGCTGGCGTCTTTCCAGCCAAACTTTCCGAGACGGATGCGGACAATCGGTGAATCCGGATTGCTCGAAATAATCCAGCGCTGATCTCGCTGATTAACAACCGTTCCGCAAAATCCGCCCGGCACGAAATCCGGTTGCCAGCTCGAATCGCGATCAGCATTCATCGCGCGAATCTCGATGGTTTTCTCGCTAATCTTGCGGACAATCTCGAACGGGTTTACGTCGCTGTATCCGATGTGGTTGGCGTATTGCATGATGTGCTAGTTGCTCCGTGTTTTGTGTTTCGACGGAGCACATGTTGAGCACAACCGGCTTGCATGTCAATACCCCATGCAATCGCGACCACCACGCGGACAAACTCGCCGGTTTTGTTGACGCGCACGCGCAAGTAATAAACCGCGCACGCATACGCGCATACACGCACGCACACGCGCACACAGATCGCGCACGCCTGGGCACGCACGCACACAGATCGCACGCGCACGGTCTAATCGCGCAAAAACCCCTAGGATCCCTATAAACGCGCAGGCGCGCGCGGTCTAATCGCGCACACACGGGGGCACGCGAATCGACGGGCGGGGTCACGGGTCCCATACACACAATACAATCTCGCCAACCACTGGGTCCCCTAGGGTCCCCTACCGGCTTGTGTTTATTTGTGCTAGGGTCCCATCCGGGTATCTGGCGGGGTGCGCCCGCAGTGTCTGGCAGGTAGCTGAAGGGACCCTAGGGACCCCTAGACTCTAGGGACCCAGCATCTAAGGCAACGTCCGCGCCAGTGGTGAAGCAGCAAACAACCGGCTGCACGCGGCCTCCCGGCAGGCTAATCCTGCATACTCTGTGTTATATGCAGTCTGGCAATTTGTTCAGAAGTTCAGAGGTACTTATGGCTAGCAAACCCGGTCTCTACAGCAACATCCATGCTAAGCGCGAGCGCATTAAGGCAGGGTCCCCGGAACGCATGCGCACACCCGGAACCAAGGGTGCTCCTACTGCTAAGGCGTTCAAAGAGTCGGCGAAGACTGCTAAGAAGCGATGACCGAACCGGCCAAAGAACCGGCCACGCAAGCCCCTGATCCCAAACTTGTTGCTGAGTTAAACAAGCTCAGCACAACGGAACTGGTCACGCTGGATAAGCGAGTGTCTTGGCTCAAGTCGAGGCACAAGCATCAGTGTGCTCCGCAGGGCAAGTGGACCGTATGGCTTTTGCTTGCGGGTCGTGGTGCCGGCAAAACGAGAGCGGCAGCGGAGTGGATCTGGTGGCAGGCATACCAAAGACCGGAGACGCGCTGGCTTGTTTGCGCGCCGACATCGGCTGACATTCGTGATACCTGCTTCGAAGGCGAATCGGGTTTGATCAGTGTCATTCCTGAAAAGATCGTGAAGGAGTACAACCGATCGCTCTCTGAGATCATTCTGATCAACGGCTCCCTCATCAAGGGTATCTCAGCCGAGACTCCCGACCGGCTTCGCGGTGGCCAGTGGCACGGTTGCTGGACGGACGAACTTGCCGCGTGGCAGTACGATCAAGAAGCGTGGGACATGATCATGTTTGCGCTGCGCCTAGGCAAGCATCCTCGCATCGTGGCGACGACAACGCCTAAGCCAAAGGCTCTCATCAGGAGCTTGGTCGAACGCGACGGCTCCGATGTACACGTTACCCGAGCCAGCACCTACGAAAACATCGCGAACCTTGCTCCGACCTTCCAGCAGCAGCTTCTGAAGTTCGAAGGAACCACGCTTGGCCGTCAGGAGATCCATGCTGAAGTTCTGAATCCCGAAGAGCAGGGGATTATCAAGAGGAACTGGGTCAAGTTGTGGCCGGCAAATAAGCCGCTGCCCGCTCTTGAGCACATCGTGATGAGCCTTGATACCGCCTTCACCGAACAGACCCGCGACAAGAAGACATCAGACGCCGATCCGTCTGCCTGCATCGTGCTCGGTCTCTTCTATCAAGACGAAAAGCCAAACATAATCTTGCTTGATTGCTGGGAAGATCACCTTGGCATGCCGGATCTAATCAAGCGCGTCCAGAAGGAGCTTGAAGTTCACTACGGCGACGACGAACAGAAGCCGATGATCAAGCCGCGAGTTGGACCATCCAGATCTCTTGGCTCCGGTCGCAAGCCGGATACCCTCGTGATCGAAGACAAAGGCAGCGGAATCTCTCTCAGACAGATGCTGACCCGCGAAGGAATTCTGGCCCACGCCTACAACCCCGGAAAAGCAAGCAAGCTGACGCGCCTGCATATGGTCTCGCATCTTTTCGCCTCCGGAATGATCTGGTTCGTCGAATCCGAAAAGCGCAAGGGCCAGATCCGATCGTGGGCTGAGCCGCTCCTGTATCAGCTCTGCTCGTTCTCTGGCGAAGGCACCATTAAGCATGACGACTTGATGGACGCTTGCACCCAAGGTTTACGTTTCCTGGCTGATAAGGATATGATAAGTGTGAGTAAGCCTAAGCCGTTGCAGCCGAGGCTGATTGTGAACGAGCGCCCAAGAGGAAATCCGTATGGCGTCTAAAGACCTCGACCTCGACGAAGAATCTAACGAACAGTCCGAGCTTCGCGAGGCTAACGAAGACCTCGGCGAGATGTTCGAACTTCCCGAAGAGATTTCGGACGTTGAGGACACTGAGGACGGCGGGGCGATCGTCAGATTTGGACCCGAAGAAGACCTTCCGGATTCTGAGCGCGAGTTCTACTCGAATCTGGCCGAAGTTCTGCCGGAGTCCGACATGGACGCCGTGGCTCAGGACTTTTTGGGCCTGATTGCTAAGGACAAGGAAGCTCGCAAGAAGCGCGATGAGCAGTATGAAGAGGGCATCCGGCGAACCGGACTTGGCGATGATGCACCGGGCGGCGCTCAGTTTCAGGGCGCAAGTCGCGTTGTGCACCCCATGCTCACTGAAGTATGTGTGGACTTCTCTGCCCGCGCTATTAAGGAGCTTTTCCCCGCTGACGGTCCCGCGAAGGACCACATCGTTGGCGACCCGACTGCTGATCGAGTAGCGAAAGCAGAGCGCAAGTCCAAGTATCTGAACTGGCAGCTCACGCAGCAGATGCCGGAGTTCCGAGCTGAGCTAGAGCAGCTCCTGACTCAGGTTCCGCTGGGTGGCGCTCAGTACCTGAAGCTCTCGTGGGACCCGAACAAGCGTCGTCCTGTTCCTTTGTTCATCGGCATCGATGACATTTATCTGCCCTACGCAGCGACGAATTTCTACTCAGCCGAGCGCAAGACGCACGTTCAGTACGTGACCGAGATCGAATACCGGCAACGGGTTCGCTCTGGCATGTACCGCGATGTGGATCTGGCTCCGACCACGATGGACCCGGACATCTCGAAGTCCGAGAAGGCCAACAACAAGATCGAAGGTCGTGACTCTGACGCTTACGACACTGACGGCCTGCGAACGATCTTCGAGATCTACGCAATCGCCGATCTGGAAGAAGACTACGGCCTCGCTCCGTACATCCTGTCGGTTGACAAGGTCACCGGCAAAGTTTTGTCGATCTATAGAAACTGGGAAGAGAGCGACGATACACAGCAAGAGATGCAGTGGATCATCGAGTTCCCGTTCGTTCCGTGGCGTGGTGCGTATCCCATTGGCATCCCGCAGATGATTGGTGGTCTGTCCGCAGCGGCAACTGGTGCTCTTCGAGCACTCCTAGATTCTGCGCACATCGCGAACTTTCCGGGGATGCTGAAGCTAAAAGGGGGCAGAGAGGGCGGTCAATCCGAGCGCATTGATCCGACCGAGGTCAAGGAAATTGAGGGTGGCGCGTTCTCGGATGACATCCGCAAGATCGCGATGCCGTTGCCGTTCAATCAGCCCTCAGAAACGCTCTTCAGATTGCTCGGCTTCTTGATTGAGGCCGGCAAGGGCGTCGTTCGCACGACTCTTGAAGACATCTCTGAAAACTCGGCAAACATGCCGGTCGGAACGCAACTGGCGCGGATCGAGCAAGGTCTAACTGTCTTCAGTGCAATCCATGCTCGCTTGCACGATTCCATGGGTAGAACCCTGCGAGTGCTGCATCGCATCAACGCGATGTATCTTGAGAACGACGAGGTCAAGAACGAGATTGGCGAACTGATCGTCAAGCGTTCGGACTTCTTGGGTCCGATGGACATCGTGCCCGTCTCTGACCCCAACATCTTCTCGGAAGCCCAGCGTTTTGCTCAGGTCCAGGCTGTCTCTCAGCGTGCGATGGCGCTGCCGCAGATATACGACCTGCGCAAGGTCGAAGAGCGTCTGCTGAACCAGCTTCGCATTCCGAACGCCAAAGACTTACTGCTTCCGGCTCCGAAACCAAAGGAGATGAATGCAATCAATGAAAACGTTGCTGCGTCTCTTGGGCGTCCGGTATCAGCGTTCCCAGAACAGGATCACCTTGCGCACATCCAAGTCCACTTGGATTATCTCACTAGCCCCGTATTGGGTGGCAGTGTTCTCATGTCGGGGACATACATTCCTATCATTCTTAACCATCTCAAGGAGCATATCGCGCTGTGGTATGCGACTCACGTATTTGAGGTGGCGTCTGAGGCAGCGGGTCGCGACATTTCTGAGTTCCAGCAAACCAAAGATGCGCAAGTGAAGCAAAGCTTCGATCAGCTCCTTGCGGCTACGAGCCAGCGTGTTGTGCCGAACGCTCAAGCAGCGTTCCAAGCTATTCCGCAGATCGTGCAGCAAGCAATGGCGACGATGCAGCAGTTGCAGCAGGGCATGGGTCCGCAAGATCCGGCAGTGGCTGCGGCCATGGCCGAGGTTCAGCGCAAGGCTCAGGCCGATCAGATCAACGCGCAGACGAAGCAGGCAGAGCTTCAGCTTTCTGCTCAGAAGATGCAGGTATCCGCTCAAGAGCAAGCGCAGAAGATGCAGCAAGCCGCTCAGCGCGAAGTGCTCAAGCAAGACCGGCTCGACCAGCGCCAGCGCGCAGAGCTGGAGGTCAAGCTCATTACGAACCGCGAGGACAACCAGACTGCCAAGGAGATCGCGGCAGCGGAAGTCATTTCGGGCGAGAAGGTGGGTGTATCAACAGGCACGGGTATTAATCCGTAAGGGGTGATTTATGGCAGACGATTACATGAAGCAGCATCACATGCTGGCAATGGGAATGAAGGTTGATGGCCAGAAGATGGTCAACGGTGGTCCCAAGAAAGGGATGATCGACAAGTCGAAGGGTGTCAAGGGCGACCCGAAAGCAACGCCCGCCATGATTAGTAAAGGGAAACAAAATGCATGATTGAACGCATCATTGACGAATTGGAGCTTGCCAAGGCTCGTGTCGCACACGACGCGATGAAGCGGCAGCTAGAAGGGAAGGATGCAACGTTCGAATATGGCAAGGCAGTGGGCACGTATGCCGGGTTGCAGGCCGCGATTAATTTTATAGATCGTCTTCTCAAGGATGATGAAGAGGGCGGAGAGGAGTTTTAAATGTCAGCTTTGAATGAGGCTTTTCCGAGTGTAGAGCCGGGTTTGATTCCATTTGGCTCGCGAGTGCTGGTGCAGATTCGTAGCGCGAAGAAGACTTCTTCGGGCGGAATTATTCTGCATAGCGAGACGCGAGAGACTGAGATCTGGAATACCCAGATCGCTAAAGTTGTGAAAGTAGGTCCGTTGGCCTTCAAGAATCGCAACACGATGGAAGCATGGCCGGAAGGTAACTGGTGCAAAGAGGGCGAGTTCGTCCGTGTACCGAAGTACGGCGGTGATCGTTGGAAGGTGCCCTACGGGGACAATGAGGACGAAGCTTTGTTCGTCATCTTCAATGATCTCGACATCGTGGGTGGTGTAGTGGGTGACCCGCTTGCCATCAAAGCGTTTATTTGAGGTGACTTATGTCAAACAATCAACTCATTGAGAACGACGACGTTCAGGAGCCTGAAGAATATGTTGCAGTGGAAACACCTCCCAGCGATGCTGAGGGAGAAGATACTTCAGTGGAAGCAGAGGCTTCTGAACAAGATGCAGCCGAATCCGACGACGGAGATGACGGAGACGATGACCGTCGCCTCTCCGAAGAAGATTCGGAAGAAGAAGACTCCGCGCAAGGGAAAAAGCAACTAACTCCAGAAGAGAAGCGTGCTCAGCGTCAGAACCGCAAGTTCCGGCGTCGGGCTGCAATCGAGCACAAGGAGCGTGAACTCGCTTTCCTGCGTGCCGAGAACGAGGAGTTTAAGCGCCGGCTAAATGCTGTTGAGCAGCGAACCAACGAGTTCAATATCTCTGCCGTTGACCAGAAGCTGAACGAGGCTTTGAACGAAGCCCAGTTGGCTGAGCGGATCATGGCGAAGGCTATTGAGCAGGGTCAGGGCGAAGATGTCACCAAGGCACTTCAGATCCGCGACCAAGCTTTGGAACGCGCTCGTCAGCTCAAGGCTGCAAAGGAACAGGCTGAGAAGCCGGCTCCGCAAGCCAAGCCTGGCAAGGACCCCCGCGTAGCCGCGTATGCCCAAGAGTGGGTGAAGTCCAACGACTGGTACGATCCTTCTGGCAAGGACGAAGACTCGGCGATCGTGAAGATCATCGATCAGCGTTTGGCTGCCGAAGGATTTAATCCGGCAACGGAAGATTACTGGGTCGAGCTGGACAACCGGGTGGCCCGTCGGTTACCCCACCGTTATGGAGAGGATACCGATATGTCAGAACCCGCACCGAAAGCAAAAGCCGCACCAAAACGTGGCGGTCCGCCGGTTGGTGGCAAGCGCGAATTTGCGCCGCCGTCTACTCGAAAAGAGGTGTATATCAGCCCTGATCGCAAGCAAGCCCTCATTGATGCGGGCGTCTGGGACAACCCAGAGTTGCGTCAACGCTACATAAAGCGTTATGCTGACTACGATCGTAACAATTCTTCTCGCTAAACAAGGGAGCGAGTTATATGAGCGATGAAAGACTGAAGAAAGTTCTTGGCGAAGGTCGTGAGAGTCGCAGCGCGTATGATCGCGCAGCCACTGAGAGCCGCGAGCTGTCAGACGATGACCGAGTTGAGATGTTTCGACAGCAGTTTATTCAGGCCGCGTTGCCTGATCTGCCGAAGATTCCGGGTTACCACACTTGCTGGTTGACCACCACGAACCCTAGAGATTCGATTCAGGCTAGGATTCGGCTTGGATATGAGCCGATTAAACCGGAGGAGGTTCCCGGCTGGGAATACGTCTCCATCAAGACTGGCGAATGGCAGGGGTTTGTTGGCGTCAACGAGATGCTCGCGTTTAAGCTTCCCATGTCGCTGTACAAAAAGTACATGCAAGCGGTGCACTTCGATGCACCCAATGACGAAGAAGCGCGACTGGCCGATACGAATGAGACGTTCAAGGAACAAGCTCAGCGTATGGGTTCAAGAATGGACGAAGGTGACGGCATGTCGGCCATGCGGGAATCCGCTAAGGTTCGCGCTCCGCAAGAGTGGTGACCTTAGTTACTTTTTTGAGAGGATTTCATAATGTCTTCGACTAGCGCAGCTTTTGGCCTGCGTCCGGCTTTTAGTCCTTCGGGCATCATCCGTCCCGTTGCGATGACGATTGAGTCGGGCTATGGCGCAAACATTCTCCAGTTCCAGCCGGTTATTATCAGCACCACTGGTAATATTCAGGCCGCTGGTGCCAGTACCCCGTTTGTCGGTACGTTCATGGGTGTCGAGTTCACAGATACCGATGGTCGCCGCCGCGTGAGCAACAAGTGGACCGCCTCTACGTCGGCCACGGACATCGTTGCTTATGTGACGACCGATCCGTCTATCGTGTACGAGATCCAGTCGGACGCGACTTTGACAATCGCGGACATTGGCTCCCAGATGGACTTTGACAGCGTTACGGCTGGTAA